CGAGGGTCATCTCTACCCCATTTACTGAGGTACCGGGATTGGGTAATCCTGGCGCTATCCACACACAAACGTGTTAGCAAGAACTGATGCACCCTTTAATTAGGAGCGAGCCCAGGAGGAGTTCACACGCGGATGGCGAAAGACCCAATTTGTTTCTAGAATCTGAAAGAAGTTAGAGAACTATTGTTTAGAATAGCCGGTATAATGGATTTAATCCATAATACTAGAACCCTTGATCATTAGTTCTTATGACTTCGAATTTAGATAATGAAAATAAACCGGATCGCTTGGCCGGTATTAACTCACAGATCTCTGAAATCGTTGACATGGTTCATTCATCAAAAGGTATTTCTACCGATCTTAGGAAAGTAGCCCTTGAGGCTCTTAACCAAGCGGAAGAAGGATCTTTGGATGATTTGACAGCCATTGAGTTAAATACTCTATGCAATAATCTTAAACAATTAAAGAAAGATGTTGCTGACTTCCAAGACACTATCGGTTCGAGCTGGACGTATTTTAATAATGCGCGAGTTCGTAAACTGAAAGATGCAAAGAATAACGGCAGCGGACCTCCTTAATTGGAGAAGATTATTCCTAAAGATTTAGCCCGTCGGCTATATCAACGAAATTCAAAGTTCTCATTTAGATCCTATTGGTCTAAATGGAAAAGGTTAATCGCTAGTAAGGTAAACCCTGCTAACGGTAGGCCTATTAATTCTTATTCTTATTTAAATCTTTACCCTGAGTGGTATCTAACCGCTCTCGGTAAAGATTTAAATACTCCCCCAACCTTTAAAAGGTTAAGGGGTAAGAATGAATATCTTCCGTTTGAACCTAATGATCATAAACGAGATCTCGTGAGGTTAACACGTTTTATCCAAGTAACTTGGGGTTTCGATAGTAAGAAACTAATCGAGTATTATACTAATGGATTAAATAAACGAGCAGGAGCAAGGGGAACTCTAGATACCTTAAAGCATTTTAAATCGCTTTATGGTATTGGTGTTCGAATTGCTGCTGGTCATGTATTTGAACCATTGGCATATACCAAGAGTAATAAAGAAGGAATTCCTTCCTTCCTTATTCCTTTCCTTAGTTTATTGAGAGGGAGTTATCAACAAAAACAGATGGTGCTTTTCATCCTATCACTTTTTAAATTGATAGATTGTAATGTACCTTCCGTTGACCTTTCCACGATAACTGAACCTTGTTATTTACCTCAAAGGGAAAATCCAAGACCTGACCGCAATTGCTTCTTAGCAAGAGCAGCAAGGAAATGGTTTTCCGATGATGTAAGTGATAAAGTTTCGAAAGCATGGAGAGATACTCTTGAGGAAACATTCCCCTCAACAGATCTAAAGAAAAGAGTTTCTTATCTTAGAAACAAGGGCGGATTGAAAATATCCACAAAGAACGGTCCCAACGGGCCAGCAGTGGGTTCTGCGAGACTAGACTGGGAAGCCTTAAAGGCTAACCCTGAAGTTCTGGACTCGATTGAATACTTTGCTGACTTTACGGAGAACGAAGAATTTGAGGATATACTGGAGTTATTTAATAACGACCAGCAACCAATAATTGTAGAGAAAGACCTTTCTATATCTCGAGTTAGGATTAAATCCGAAACTGGAGGTAAGGGAAGAGTTTTCGCTATAGTTGATTGGTTTACTCAAAACGCTCTTGCACCAATGCATCGTTTCATTTTCGAAACGTTGGAAAAGTTTGAAGAAGATGGTACCTTTGATCAAAATAGGGTTTCCCGTATAGTCCAAACTTGGACTACTCAGGAGAACCTTCTTTCATTCGAGGGTGTCTATTCTACGGACCTTACCGCCGCAACGGATCGCATACCTCGTGAAACCATGGGAGAGATTGTGTGTCAGATGTTTGGTAAAGACTATGCTAGTCATTGGGTAAACCTAATGACGAACAGGGATTTTAACGATCCAACTGATACAGAAACTATCCGATACCAATGTGGTCAGCCTATGGGAGCTTTAAGCTCCTGGGGGATGTTAGCACTTTGGCATCATATGGTTATGAGGACTTGCATGAAACTAGCAGAGGTACCACTAGTACCTGGAAATGCCCAGTACGTGGTTATTGGTGATGATATTAGTCACAGAGGCTTTTGGGTTTCATTATGGTATAAACGACTTGTTCGTACCCTAATGGGCGTGAAAGTATCTGACACTAAGGGGTTTAGCCCTTCAACACGAGTAACTACGGACGAGGTGAAGTCCGAGGCTCTACATACCGTTGAAATTGCGAAAAGGGTTTTCGTTAACGGCCAGGAAATCACACCCCCATCACCTATTTTAGTGATTGAGGGTTTGAAAGATCCTAGTTGTTTTCGAGATCTCCTTTCGGAATTAGAAAACCGGAATGTAACACCAGCATTTGCTAACAATATTAAGGAGTTAACAAAGATAACTATTCAAGATGAGTTATCCTTGTTGGCAGCTACTTTTCCTCTAGACCCTAGCCCGTTAACCGGGGTAAGAGCCTTTGAGGACAAACTTCCTGGAGCTCCCGACTACTCAAACGTAAAATGGTTTAACAACCCTTTATATCTTGAAGATAAAGAGGATTACTATGCCAC